GGATCCCGCCAAGCCGCTGGTGGTCGGACCGACCAGCCGCGTGGCCGGCGATATTTCGCAGACGGTCAGCGAAGCCGCAGGTGTGACCACGGTCACCCGCGTCTGATGTTCACGCCACGCGCCTTCGCGCTGCAGGGCGTGGGCTTCAGCGCGCTGGCGCTGGCGCTGCAGGGGCTGCTGTACGGCGCACCGTCGCCGCCGCCGTCCACCGGTGGCGGTGTCAGCGGCTGGGCATTCCGTCCCTCCATTCCATTCTGGGTCGGCGACCCACTCGAAGAAGAAGAAGCCCTCCTGATGGCCGGGGCGATCTGACCGCAACAGGGAAATGGTTTGCCTTATCCATTTCCGCGCGGGCCGCAATCATCGCGTCATGACCAAGCTGCCTGATGATCTGCGCGCCGGCGCCAATGCCACCCGCCACTTCACCCTGCGTGCGGAAGACCGCCAGGGCATTGATGTGGACGCGCGCACGGTCACCCTGGCGTTCTCCAGCGAAACGCGCGCCGTGGTGCGCAGCTGGGGCGTTGAAATCCTTGACCACGCGGCCAAGAGCATCCGCCTCAGCCGCCTGAAGAGCGGTGCGCCGCTGCTGGTCAATCACGACACCAACGACCATGTCGGGGTCATTGAATCGGTACAGATCGGCGCGGACAGGGTTGCCCGCGCCGTGGTGCGCTTTGGGAAAAGCGCGCGTGCCGGCGAAGTGTTCCAGGACGTGATCGATGGCATCCGGCCGAACGTGTCCGTGGGCTACCTGATCCACGCCGCGGTGCTGGAGTCAGAGAAAGACGGCCAGTCCGTCTACCGCATCACCGACTGGGAACCCTACGAAATCACCCTGGCCAGCATCCCCGCGGATATCACCGTGGGCGTTGGCCGTTCCGCAGACAAGACCCCCACCAAGGAACCCGCCATGAGCAACCCTGAAACCACCGCGGCCACCCCGGCCGCCACCGCCGTGAACGTCGACGCCGTGCGCGCGTCCGGTGCCGATGCCGAGCGCAAGCGCACCGCCGACATCCTGGCCATCTCCGGCGCGGAGGCCTACAAGCGTTTCGACCTGGCCGACCTGGCCGGCGAAGCCATCCGCAACGGCATGTCCGTGGACGAGTTCCGCAGCAAGGCGATGGACAAGATGACCCAGGCGCCGAAGCAGACCGCGGAGATCGGCCTCACCCGCACCGAAGTGCAGAAGTTCAGCTTCCTGCGCGCCATGAACTTCCTGGCCAACCCGCACGACGCCGCCGCGCGCAACGCCGCCGGCTTCGAGATCGAGTGCAGCCGCGCCGCCTCGCAGAAGCAGGGCCGCGCCGCGCAGGGCATCATGGTGCCGTTCGAAGTGCTGCGCCGCGACCTCAACGTGACCACGGCCACCGCCGGCGGCCACACCGTTGAGACCGATCTGCGCAGCCAGGACTTCATCGAGCTGCTGCGCAACGCGCAGGTCATCAGCGGCATGGGCGTGCAGTACCTCACCGGGCTGGTGGGCAACATCGCCATCCCGCGCCAGACCGGCGGCGCCACGCACTACTGGGTGGCGGAATCCGGTTCCCCGAGCGAAAGCCAGCCGGCGTTCGACCAGGTCACCATGTCGCCGAAGACGGTCGGCGCGATGACCGACATCAGCCGCCGCATGCTGCTGCAGTCCAGCCTGGACGTGGAAGGCTTCGTCCAGCGCGAGCTGGCCACCACCCTGGGCCTGGCCATCCAGTCCGCCATCATCACCGGCGGCGGTGCGGAAGAACCCACCGGCGTGCTGGCCACCGTGGGCATCGGCAGCGTGACCGGCGGCACCAACGGCCTGGCGCCGACGTGGGACCACATCGTGGATCTGGAATCCGCGGTCTCCGTGGCCAACGCCGACGTGGGCACCCTGGGCTACCTCACCAACGCCAAGATCCGCGGCAAGCTGAAGAAGACCTTCGTCGACGGCCCTGGCACCGGCGAGCGCGTCTGGCAGAACGGCAACACGCCGCTCAACGGCTACCGCGCGGCGGTCACCAACGCGGTCCCGTCCAACCTGGACAAGGGCACCTCCAGCGATGTCTGCAGCGCGATCATCTTCGGCAACTGGGCCGACGTGCTGGTCGGCATGTGGGGCGGCCTGGACCTGCTGGTGGACCCGTACACCCAGGGCGCCAGCGGCACCGTGCGCATCCGCACCCTGCAGGACGTGGATATCGCCATCCGCCACGCGCTCAGCTTCGCGGCGATGACGGACGCGCTCACCGCCTGAGCCTGACCCATCCCGCCGCCGTGCCGTGCCCCTCCTCGCGGCGCGGCGGCCGGGGTGACCTTCCCACCCGCAAGGACGCGCCTGCATGGATGACCACGACGTGCATCAGCATCGCCGCAGTGAAGATACGGACGGCATGCAAGGCCACCGCCTGCAGGCCGCCGCGCAGTCCACGGCGGCCATGCTGATCTCGAGGTTACTCACGCCCGCCCTGCTCACCGCGCTGCTTGCGGTCAGCGCCTACATCGGTGCGCGCCTGGTCCGCCAATTGGACGACCAGGGGCGCGACCTGTCCGCCGTCAAGTCCGACGTCCGCGACCTCAACACCCGCATGACCGAAGGCGTGCTGCGGCAGATCAACGACCACAGCACCCGCATCGACAACCACGAAGAACGCCTGCAACACCTTGAACGCGTGGTGCCCGAATGAACGACATCGCCACCCCGGACGCACGTGTCACCACGCGCCGCGCCATCCGCTTGAATCTGGCGGCTGGTGTGTGGCTGCCGCTGCTCGCGGTGCTGTCCGTTGCCGGCTTCATCCTGCTGGGCGCGCTGCCCGGCGCGGAGTTGTCGCCCGACCTGATCAATCGCCTGTCCGCGCTGCCCGTGCTGTGCGTGCAGGCGGGCTGCGCCATCGTCATGGCCGCCGGCTTCAACTACACCTGCAGCTGGGACCCGGCGCGCGGCACCGAAGCGGGCTGGCATGACCTGGCGTTGGCCGGCAATGCCGATGCCAAGTGGCTGCTGATCCGCAACGACCTGCGCTGGGCGTACCTGCTCACGCTGTTCCTTGCCTTTTTCTGGCCGGTGCGCTGATGCGCCGCCCGTTCGCCGACTGGACCACGCCGCACGGCAGCGCCTTCATCGCCGTGTTGCTGATCATCCTGGGCGGCTGCGATGTCCGACAGGAGACCGCGCCTACTGCCACCCCGGTGCCTGGTACCGCCGCGGTGGCAGTGGTCGAAGCGGTTTCCGCCATCGCCGTGCACGAAGCCACGGACGCCGTGACCGAGACCGCCACCGAAGTGCAGCAGGCCGTCGCGGATCCCATCGCCGACGCGCAGCGCAGCGTGGCGCTGGCCATCACGCCGGCCATCGTCGCGGTACAGGACGCCGTGCAAACCGTGTTGCCGCCGTCGGCGGACGTGCGTGGGTCTGTCAGCTCGCCCGTGTCGCCGGCGGCGGTAGCCTTGATCGTCCGCCATGAGATCATCAGCGAGCGCTACTACGCCAAGGCCCTGCAGGGCTTCGCATGTCCTGGCGATCGCAGCGGCCCCACCGCCGGCATCGGCAGCGACCTTGGCGTGCAGACCCGCGCCAACATCCGCGATGTCTGGTCCATCCACCCCGCGGTGGAGCGCATGACCACGGCCAGCGGCAAGCTGGGCTTTGCTCCGTGCCGCAGCTGGCGCGCCGCGCACAAGGACATCCGCACGCCGCTGCCGATCGCGCAGAACGTGTTCGCCGGCAAGCTGTTGCCGCGCTACCACCGCATGGCCGCACGCGCCTTCCGCAAGACGTGGGAGCGCCTGCCGCCCGACGCGCAAGGCGGCCTGACCGCCACCGTCTACGTGCGCGGAGCCTCGCTGGAGGACGCGCCCGGTAGCCACATGCGCGAGGAAATGCGCGTCATCGCCTACCAGTGCGACGCCGACGTGCACTGCATCGCCACCCAGCACCGCCGCATGTGCCCGCGCTTCGCCGGCCGCAAGGACCAGGCGGGGCTGTGCAAGCGCTTGAACGATACCGCCGACCTGATCGAACGGAGTGCGGCATGAACCTGGACCCCATCCGCGCCGCGATCGAGCCCTACCTGCTGCTGATCAAGCTGGCGCTGGTCGTGGTGCTGGCCGCCAGCATGTTCATCGGCGGGTGCAGCCACGGCGCTGCCAAGTGGGAAGGCAAGTACGACGCCGAAGTGGCCGCGCACAAGGCCACCAAGGCGGAGCACGCCCGCGTGATCCGCCAGCTGGCGGACCAGGCGAAGGCCGTGGCCGCGAAGGCGAAGGCCGCCAGCGCCGCCGCCGCCGCCGCGCGCAAGACCCACGACCAGCGATTCGAGGATGCGAAACATGAAGCCGACCGTGCGAAGCGCGACCTGCGTGATGCTCTGCGCCGTGGCACTGGCGCTATCCGCCTGCAAGACCACTGGACCTGTGCTGTGCGCGGACCCACCGCGGGTGGTTTTGCCGTCGCTGCCGGCCGACAAGATGCAGCCGCCGACCTTCGGGCAGCAGGCGCGGCAGACCTTGTTGCAGCCGGCGACCACGCCGACCGCTGGATCGTCTGGCTCCAGTCCGAATTGACCAGCACGCGCACCGCGTGCGGGGCCACGCCATGACCGACAAGCGCGCCCACTTCGAGATCTACCAGGACACCGCCGGCGACTGGCGCTGGCGCCTGCGCGCCGCGAACGGCCGCATCGTGGCGGACAGCGCGGAAGGCTACGCCAGCAAGCGCAACGTCAACCGCGCGATCACCACCTTCGTGGACACGGTGGAACTCAGCCGCATGGCGGAGTTGCGGGTTGAAGAGGTGGGCGGCTGATGCGTGGCGACCTGCTCCGCGTATCGGTGGATCCGGACAACGTGCTTGCCCGGCAGTTCACTGCGCTCGAGCAGAAGAACCTCCCGTTCGCGGTCATGCAGGCCGCGAATAACACCGCCTTCGCCGTGCGCGAAGAGTGGAAGCGGCTGATGCCGCGCGTGTTCGATCGGCCCACGCCGCTGACGCAGAACGCCGTGCTGTACCGCAAGGCCACGAAGCAGAAGCTGGAAGCGGAGATCTACATCCGCGACGAAGCCTTCAAGGGCAACCCGCCGGCGCGCTACCTGATGGCGCAGGTGAAGGGCGGCCAGCGCCTGATGAAGCCGTTCGAGAACCGACTGGCAGCGCAGGGCCTGATGCCCGCCGGCACGCAGGCCATGCCCGGCAAGGGCGTGCCGCTGGACGCGTACGGCAACATCCCGGGCGCCACGCTCAACCGCGTGCTGTCGCAGCTGGGTGCGCGCGTGGATCCGCTGCAGAACGAAACCGACACCGGCCGCGGCCGCCGCCGCAAGCGTGCGGCCAAGCAGGGCGACCGCCGCGGCGACTACTTCGCACTGAAGCAAGGCAAGGGCCGCGTGCTGCCCGGCATCTACCAGCGCATCAGCACCGGCTTCGGCAGCGCACTGCGCAGCATCCTGGTGTTCGTGCGCCGCGCCAGCTACAAGCCGCGCTACCGCATCTTCGACCTGGCCGAACGCCTCTACCAGCGCCAGTTCAAATTCCAGTTCGAACGCGAGCTGGCCAAGGCCGTCGAGACCTCGAAGTTCCGGGGCCGCGCATGAGCCAGACCGACACCCTCCGCGCCTTCGACGCCACGCTGATGGACGCGTTTCACGCGGCCGGCTTGGCAGACACCGCCACCTACACGCCGCTGGTGGGCGCGCCGGTGGCGTGCAAGGTGTACGTGGACCGCGCGGCGGCGATCCTGGACCAGGACGGCGTGGCCGTGGCGGGGCATCGCATCGTGATCGGCATCCTGCGCGCGGACGTGGACCGGCCGGAAGCGGGCGGCACGGTGGCCGTTGGCAGCGAGACCTTCGAGCTGGAAGAACTGCTGCAGCGCGACGAATCGATCACCCGCTGGGTGGTGCTGCCATGACCACGCCCGTCTACACCTATCTGCAGCTGATCGCCGAGGTGCTGGAAGAGATCCGCACCGCCAACGGCTACCAGACCGACATGGGCGCGCACGTGGTGCTGGAGCCGGAGCAGCAGCAGGCCGACGACGGCCAGCGCCTGGTGGTGTTGCAGACCACCTACGGCAAGCCCACGCAGGCCGGGCTGGAACGCACCCACCGCGCCGTGGGCTTCCACGTGATCGCGCAGGTGCCGCGCGCCCGCACGGACGGCCAACTGCGCCTGCACAAGGCGCAGGCCGACGTGGACGCCTGCCTGTCCGACAAGGACATGTTGCGCGACAAGTTCCAACTCGGCTCGCCCGCCACCGGCAAGCCGTTTCCCCAGCTCGACGACTCGGTCATGGCTTCGCAAGTGGAAGGCGTCGACTGGGTTGGCGTGGCACTTCGCTACACCGCCGTGCTCCGAATCAGTTAACCCGAACCCTGCAGGAGAACCACCATGATTCCTTCCACCGATTACAGCTACCTGGGCAGCGGCTCGATCCTGATCCGCGAATACGGCACCGCCAACCCCCTGGTCACCCTGGGCAACTGCTCCGCCCTGACCTTCAGCCCGCAGGAAGACGTGAAGTCCCTGCTGGACTACACCCAGCCGGGCGGCAACAAGCGTGCCGAAATCCGCCGCCTGACCGGCGTGGACATGAGCCTCACCTTCCACGACTTCAGCGCCGCCAACTTCGCCATCGGCCTGCGCAGCGCGGCCACGGATATCACCGCCGGCACCGCGACCGATGAACTGGTGGCGGCGTGGAAGGGCGGCTACGCCAAGCTGGCCAAGATCGCCACGGCCATCACCACGGTGGAACCCGCCGGCGGCGGCGCGGCCTTCACCGAGGGCACCGACTACGAGCTGCGCGACGGCATGCTGTTCATCCCGTCCACCTCCACCATCACCAACCCGGTGGCCTTCGCCAACAACGTGCAGGTGACCTACACCTACGCCGCGCAGCAGAAGGTGGAAGCGCTGGTCGAGTCCAACAAGAACTACGAGCTGGTCTTCATCGGCCTCAACGAAGCGCAGTCCGGCAAGCGCGTGCGCGTGCACGCCTACAAGGTCAACGGCGGCGTGATCCAGGAGATGTCGGTGATCGGCGAGGACTTCGGCGCCGGCCAGGTGTCCGGTGCGCTGCTGGCGGACGGCACCATCGAAGGTGCGGGGCTCTCCCAATATTTCACCTGGGAGAACGAAGCCTGATCCACGCCGCAGCCCGGCGCCAGATTCTGGCGCCGGGTGTTCCGCCATCCGCATTCCACTGACAGGGCGACATGGACAAGAAGAACAACAACGACGCGGCGCAGGAAGACGGCGCCGAATTCATTCCGCAGACGCGCACCGTGCGCTTCAGCGGGGAAGACATCGCCGTGGCACCGCTCAACGTGCTGCAGGTGATCCAGGTCAGCCGCGCATTGAAGGCCGTGCTGCCGGCGCTGGACCGCGTGCAGCCGCTGCTGGGCGACGGTGCTGCGGCGCAGCCGGGCGTGGAAGAAGTCGGCATCGTGGTGGAGCTGCTGGCCGACTACGGCGAGCCGCTGACTGAAGGCATCGCCCTGTGCATCGGCAAGCCGGTGGACTACGTGCGCGGTGCCAATGACTTCGCGGGCCTGTTCGCGCTGATCGCCGCCATCATTCGGGTGAACGTCGATTTTTTCGGCCAGCAGGCCGGGCCGCACCTGGCCGGCCTGCGCGCGGCGGTGGGCAATGGCGATGGGCTGATGCCATCCACTCCCTGTGCAGTGCCGGCTACGACCTGACCACGGTGCTGGCCATGCCCCTCTCGCAGTTCCGCGCACTCTCTGCCGCCGAAGCCCGGCGGCAGAAGCGCCTGCAGGTCAACGCATGCGTGGCGGCGCGCAGCGCGCACTACGAGAGCAAGGACTTCGAAAAGTTGATGAAGGGGCTGGCCGATGGCTAACAGCGACCTGCGCGTCCGCATCACCGCAGACCTTGCCGATATCAAGCAAGGCCTGGGCGTGCTGCGCGGGGAGCTGGCGAAGGTCAAGAGCGCCGCCCAGACCAGCGCGCCCAACATGTCCGGCTGGACGCAGGGCATCGCCAATGTGCGCAAGGAGCTGGGCAACCTGCTGGGTGCGTATGTCGGGTTCCGCGCGGTGGGCGGCATCTTCCGCGGCATCAATGAGTCGCTCGACAAGATGGACCGCATCGACGAGATCCGCCAGATGGTGGGGCTATCGTCGGAAGAACTCAGCAAGTTCGCCTACGCCGCGCAGTTCTCCGGCGTGGAGCTGGAAACGCTGGGCAAGGGCTTCTTCTTCTTCGAACGCAACCTGATCAAGAACGCCGAGCTGCTGAAGAAGCTCGGTGTCGAAGCGCCCACCACGGCCGGCAAGCTGCGCCAGCTGATGGACGTGTTCGCGGCGTTGCCGGATGGCCCGGAAAAGGCCAGCCTGGCCGCGGAGCTGTTCGGCTCGAAGCTGGGTGCGAACCTGATCCCGGTGCTCAACGAAGGCTCGGCGAACTTCGACAAGCTGAGCGAAGCGGCGGCGCGCACCGGCAACGTCTTCAGCGACGAAGCGACTGCTGGCGCCGCACAGTTCAACGACAACCTGGACGCCATGAAGGGCGTCCTGACCGGCGTGTTCAACGTGGCCGCGCAGCAGCTGGCGCCGGCGATGGCGGTCTATGCACAGACGGCCAATGAATCCGCCAAGCAATCGGAGGCCGCCTCCGAAGGTGGCCGCGTGCTGGCCAACACCTTCAAGATCGTGGCGATTGGCGCGGTCATCGTGAAGAACGCGGTGGAGGGCGTGGTCAACGTCATCGCGTTCCTTGTGACCACCGCGTCCAGCGCAGCTACTGCGGTCAGGAAGTCGTTCGGCGCCATGTTCGGCGCGGTGGCGAATACCTTGTCGGCGCTCAAGAATGGTGGCCCAATCGCTGCTGCCAAGGCCTACGCCGCTGGCCTGAAGAATCAGCTGGATACCGGGCGGCAAGCCGCCGCGCAGTTCCGGAATGAATTCACGGGCGGCTTGGCTGCGATGAAGAGCGGCGTGAGCAGCGCAGTGGCCGACGTGGGCAAGGCGTTTTCCGCGGCCTTCGCCGAAGGCACTGCCAGCGCGAGCAAGGCGACGACCGGCGTCCAGGCGATTGGCGGCGCTGCCACCGAAGCAACAGCGAAGGCCGAGGCCCTGCGCAAGATGCTGGCCGCACTCTTCAGCGAAGGCGGCGGTGGCGGCGGCGGTGGCGGCGGCAGTGGCGGCGCTGCGAAGGAGAAGGCGAAGAAGGCCATCGCCGGCCTGGTGGACCAAGGCGCGCTGGCGCTGGACCAGGTAGACCGCGACCTGTCCGCGCTCGAGCAGCGCTTCGAGGATGGCCGCATCAAGCTGGCGGAGTACTTCGCCCAGAAGCAGGCGCTCGAGCTGCAGCAGATCGATCTGAAGATCTCCGCCGCGGAAGCCGACGCCGCCGCCGCCACCAGCACCGAGCAGCAGTCCCGCGCCCTGACCGAGATCATCAAGCTGCAGCGCGACCGCGGGGAGATTGGCCCGCGCGTGGCGCGCGAGCAGGCGGCAGCGGAAAAGGAAGCGGCAGCGGCCACGCTGGAAACGCTGCGCCAGAAGCAGGCGGCGATCCAGGAGCAGCTGCGCAGCGGCACCGACTTCCTGGCATCGCAGGAGCAGCTGGGCGCGCTGGGTCCGCTGGAAGCCGAGCGCCAGCTCACCGAGCTGCGCCAGCGCAGCCTGGACCAGCTGCGCGCGTTGCGGAAGGCGATGGTGGACTACCTGGCCGCCGCCGCCGCCGGCAGCCCGGAGCACGCCGCCGCCATCGCCGGGTTGCAGCAGCTCGACACCGAGATCAACAACATCGAGGCGTCGCAGCGGCAGTTCGCCAACCAGGTGAAAGACCAGGCGGTGCAGTCCCTCACCACGTTCTTCACCGATCTCTCCGCCGGTGCCAAGAGCTTCAAGGATGCGTTCCGCGACATGGTTCGCAGCTTCGTGGCCGGCCTGGCGCAGATGGCGGCGGAAGCGCTGGCCAAGCAGTTCATCGCCAGCCTGCTGCGGTCCTTCGGCGGCGGCAGCGCCACCGGCAACATCTTCGGCCCCGGCGGCATGCAGAAGTTCGCCACCGGCGCCGCGTTCGGCCTGGCCGGCATCACCGCGTTCGCCAACGGCGGCGCGTTCACCAACAGCATCGTGGATTCGCCGCAGTTGTTCGCCTTCGGCAAGGGCGGCCAGTTCGGCGTGATGGGCGAAGCCGGCGATGAAGCGGTGATGCCGCTGACCCGCGGCCCCGGTGGCCGGCTGGGTGTGGACGCGCACGGCGCGGGCGGTGCGTCCCGCGTCACCACGCCCATCGTGGTGCTGGGCGATCGCGCGGTGGCGGATGCGCTGGCCACTGCGGCCGGGCGGGATGTGGTGATGACCCACGTCATGGGCAACATCGACAAGATCCGGAGCGCGTTGTGACGCTGCCGGTCTGGGACCACGTGCAGGGCGATCCGCTGCAGCACCTGGTGCTGCACCTGACCGACGTCATCCCCGGCGCCACGCGGCATGAGCAGCGCCGCAAGCTGCGACGTGCGCCGCGGCACCGGGTGCGGGCGGCGTTCCTGGTGGAGGGCGTGGAGCGGCAGCGGTTGGAGCTGAAGCTGGCGCGGTACGCGGGCAGCGAGTGGGAGCTGCCGTTGTGGATGTTCGGGCAGTCGCTGGGGAGCGTGTCTGCTGCGGCGGCCACGATCACGTGCACCACCGTTGACATGGGCTTCGTGGACGGTGGGCGTGCGGTGCTGGTGGATCCGGCCGGTGGCGCCAGCGAGGTGCTGGACGTGGCCACGGTGGAGGCCACCTACCTGGCCCTGACCGGCGTGACCGCCGCCGCGTGGCCGGCCGGGACGCGGCTGTACCCGCTGCGCCGTGCGCGCCTGGTGGACGCGCCCGCGCTACCGCGTTTCACCGGCGCCGCGCTGAAGTCCGAAGCGGAGTTCGAGCTGGTGGAGCCGCTGGACTGGCGTGTCTATACATGGCCCACGACCTACCGCAGCCTGCCGGTGTTCGAGCTGCCGGCCAACTGGGCGCAGGAACCGGCGCAGGGCATGCCGCGCGGGCTGCTGGTGACCGACGTGCAGACCGGCGTGCAGACCGTGGTGGATCTGCCGGACGCGCCGCTGGCCACGCTGGAGCTCGGCGTGACGCTGGTGGGCACGGAGGACATCGGCGACCTGTACGCCATGCTGTTCGACCTGGCCGGCAAGCGGTCATCGATCTGGGTGCACAGCCACGCGATGGACCTGACCCCGGTGGCCAGCGCCAGCGCGGCGTCGACCACGCTGGACGTGGAGGCGATTGGCCTGGCCGATGCCACCCTGCCGGTCACCCGCCGCGACGTGCGCATTGCCGCGCCGGGCGGCACGGTGGTGCATCGGCGCATCACCGCCGTGACCACGCCCAGCGCCGGCGTGGAACGCCTGCAGCTGGACGGCGCGGTGGGCGGCGACATTGCCCCGGGCGACGCCACGCAGGTCTCCTGGCTGTGGCTGGCGCGGCAGGCGGCGGACGTGGACACCCTGAGCTACTGGCGCGGCGACGTGGTCGACGTGCCGTTCGCCTTCGAGGGCTTCAACCATGACCTCTGAAGCCCGCGACGCCAGCCGCGAATCCGGCGAGCCGATCTACTTCTACGTGTTCGCGCGGCAGGCGCTGGCGTGGCGCTACACCAGCGCGGACCGCGAGCTGGTCTACGCCACCAACGACTACGCGCCGGCGGCGATCACGCACTCCGGCATCAAGTCCGGCGGCGATTCCGGCGGGCAGAGCATCAGCATCACCCTGCCGCGCACCCTGGACGTGGCGACGAACTGGTTCCCGTGGCCGCCGGCCGACGTGATCATGTGCTCGATCTTCTGCCAGCACGCCGGCGAGACCGATGCGCTGCTGATCTGGTCCGGCCGCGTGCTGCAGCCGAAGTGGACGGACACCACGCTCACCGTGGTCAACGAAGAAATGATCACGATGATGCGCGGCGCCGCACCGGCACCGCGCCTGCAGCGCAGCTGCTGGAAGACCTGCTATTCGACGGCATGCGGCGTGGATCCGGAGGACCACCGCGTGGCCGGCACCATCACCGCGATCGATGATTTCACCCTGACCATCGCCGCCGCGGCCACGTTCCCGGATGGCCGGCTGGTCAACGGCGTGCTCGAGTGGACGCGGCTGGACGGATTGGTCATGTCCCGCACCATCGAGGCGCACACCGGCAGCGTGATCACCATCGACTACGGCGACACCTCGCTGGCAGCGGCGCTGGCGGTGTCCCTGCTGCCCGGTTGCCGCCAGAGCTTCGACGACTGCGACACCTACTTCGCCAACGCGGCGAACTGCGGCGAGCTGTCCTACATCCCGCAACGCAACCCGCACGATGGGAACCCGGTCCGATGATGATCGCCGGAGACTGGCGCGCGTGGTGCATCGCTTGCGCACTGATGCTGCTGGCATGGGCGCTGGACCGCGCGTTCCCGCTGCAGTGGGCGCACCCGAAGCCGCACATGGCGATCGCGAATTTCCTGATCCAGCTGGCGGTGTTCGTGATCACCAGCCTGATCAGCCGCGCACTGGCCCCCAAACCCAAGCCGCCGGAGCCGGGAAAGGCGGAGATCCCGGACATCAAGGAAGGCAAAGCTCCTGTCGAAATTTTCGGCGCGGTGTGGCGCAAGGAATCGTTCCTGGCCGGGTGGAAGCAACTGGACCCGCCGGAACCCATCAAGTTGAAGCAGGGGAAGAAGTGATCATCCACGTGACCGACCTGCACCTGCTGGCGGGCCTGCAGCTGTCCAGCCGCACCACGTTCGCGTGCGTGCGCCGCAATGCGCGCCGCTGGTTCGCGGAGCGCGGGCTGGACTGGTCCGGCTTCGTGCGCGATGGCGTGGACGCCAGCGTGTTCACCGCCAGCGGCGATGCCTTCGCCCTGAAGCTGGTGCAGGCCGTGGAAGCCCGGGAGGCGGCGCATGGGCGGTAAGAGCGCGCAGACCATCGGGTACCGCTACCGGCACCTGCTGTTCGAGATCTGGGCGCAGCACGCCGACGTGCTGCACCGCTTCGTGGCCGGCGGCAAGCGCGCCTGGTCCGGCTGCGTGCACGAGAACCAGACCATCCAGATCGAAGCGCCCGCCATCTGGGGCGACGACGAGGACAACGGCGAAGGCGGCATGGTCGGCCCGATGGACGTGCAGTTCGGCCTGGCCGACCAGCCCGTCAACGCGCGCATGGCCAGCATCATCGGCCCCCGACAGACCGGCAACCGCGGCTTCTTCAGCACCGTGTTCGAAGGCATCTTCGGCAGCTACGTGCCCAACCCGAAGACCCGCGCCGTGCTGCTGGAGCGGATCCATGCGGGGTGGCCGGGTGGGGAGGCCTGGTATCCGCTGAAGGCGGCGATTCCGCTGCAGGGCGGAAGTTCGACAGGCGGATATTCGTTGCTGGTGACGGGCAGCGCGAAGGTGGGGAGCGACGCGGTATTCGCCGCCGCGGTCCCCTCGGCATCGCCTGTGTTCGTGGGTCTCGATCCGGCCGATGGCGGCGACACCGAGGCCGCCATCGGCGATTACTACGGCGGCGTGTTCTGCACGGTTGCGGCGGGTGGCGTCCGCGCCAGCAGCGACATGCTGGCGTCGTTCCAGCCCTACGATGATGCCTGGTCGTCTGCGCCCCAGCGGCTTGCGGGTGGCGACGATGGCTGGCTCGCAATCAAGATCGCACCGGATGGCTATGCGGTCAGCGCAGCGCTGACCGCCCCCGACTTCGCGGGTGAAGGATCGATCGGCGGGGCGTTGGAGATCAAGTTCGCCGGCGGCTTCTACTGGTGGAGCTTCTGGGGCGCAATTCGCCGCGCACCCACGCGCTCCGGGCCGTGGACCGTGGTGTCGACCTTCGGCACGCTGATCGACATCTGCGACCACGATGGCGACCTGTACGCCATCATCACGCGCGGGTTCAACGGGCACATCGGAGACACGAGCTACCACAGCGTTTATCAGTTCTCCGATGCCGACCTGACCGATCCGGTCATGTCCCTGTCCCGCGCGCACTCGGAAACGCACCGCCCGGTGCAGCTTTGCAGTGGCGAGGATGAGGACGGGAACCCGGTACTGATCGCCTGGTGCTTCGGCGGCGGCGTCTGGACCAGCAAGAACGCCTGGTCCGAATGGATCGACACCGGGGTGACCGGCGCAGCTGGGCCGCCGTATCTGCCAGACGGCGGCGACAACCTGCAGATCGCTGGCGGTCGCCAGATCGCCAGCGCAGCGCGGTGCTTCTTCACGATCGGCAGCAGCGACAAGTGCGCGGTCACGGCCGATGGCGGCCTCACGTGGGGCGCCCCGATCACGATGCCGATCTCGGCAGCGCTGAGCATCTCGGTGGGCGGAACGCCGGAGGTGGTCACGGTCTGCCCCATCAACGCCATGAACCCCGCCCACATCATCCGGTACATGCTGACCCAGAAGAAGCAGATCCCGGACGCGATGTTGAGCGAGGCCAGCTTCACCTATGCCGCGGACGTGCTGTTCGCCGAAGGCTTCGGCCTGTGCGAGGAATTCGACCCGGATCAGGAAACCCCGGAAGCCTTCATTCTGCGCATCTGCGACATCATCGGCGCGTGCTGCACCCAGTCCAAGACCGATGGCCTGATCTACCTGGACCTGCTGCGCAACGACTACGACAAGGAAACCCTGCCGCAGCTGACCGACGACGACATCGTCGACTGGCAGGATGAGCAGGCGGTGCCGGCCGAGCTGACCAACAGCGTGCAGATCGGCTGGCGCGACGTGCTGGTGGACAACGGTCTGGAACGCATCACCCCGCCGGTCAAGGCGCTGGGCCACATCCGCACCCACGGGCGCGAGATGAACCAGGTCATCGACATGCGCAGCATCCCGTTCGAGGCAATCGCCTTGCGGGTGGCGCAGCGCGAGCGCGATACGCGCAGCAAGCCTCTGGCGCGCCTGTCGCCCACCACGTTGCGCAAGCACGCCCACCTGCGCCCCGGCCAGCCGCTGCTGATCAACTGCCCGCTGCGTGGCCGCGTGGACATGGTGGTCCGCGTGGGCGAGGTGGATCACGGCACGCCCACCGATGGCCGCCTGCGCTGGGTGCTGCTGCAGGACGTGTTCGACCTGCCGGCCACGGTGGAGATCGACCCCACCACCGTGCACGAACCGGACGATGCGCCCGCAGATGCCGATGCGGAGATCGCGATCGAGGCGCCCTTCGTCGAACTGGTGGCCACGCTCAGCGCCGAGCAGATGGCCGCCCTGGGCGAGGAGGCAGGCTACCTGCTGACCGGCGTCACCGCGCCCACGCGAGGCACGAATTACGCCATCCACAGCAAGCTGGCCAGCGAAGCCTACGAGCGCCGCGCCTTCGCCGATTTCACCCCGAGCGCGCTCACCTTCGGCGATGCCCTGCCGCTGGACACCGCGGTCGACCTGGTCAGCGGCAACCTGCTGTCCCGCGTGGAGGTGGGCAGCTGGGCGCTGTGGGAAGACGAGATCATCCGCGTCGACGGCATTGACGAGGACGGCATCCTCACGATGGGCCGCGGCTGCGCCGACACCGTGCCCGCCGCCCACGCCGCCGGCAGCCGCATCATGTTCCTGGGCGACTGGAACGGCACCGACCAGCGCGAATACGCCAGCGGCGACGTGCTGGCGGTGAAGCTGCCAATCCGCACCGGCCCGGACGAACAGGACCTGGCCGACAAGACCGAGCTGGAGGTGACCTTCGCCCAGCGCCAGTTCCGTCCGTACCCGCCCGGCAACCTGCTGCTCAACGGCGAGCCGTTCTACGGCAGCGGCGCTGTGATCGTGTCGCCGCCCGGTGGCGGCGGTGGGGGAGGCGGTGGCGGTGGTGGGCCGACTTCACCGCCGAAGATCGGCCCGGCCGGCGTGCCGCTGTCGCCATCGCCGGGCCCCAATGGGGGCTTCCCGGATGACAACGAATACCCGATCCCGCAGCCGACCACGGTCGACACCGACATCATGCCCGGCGGCGGCTTCAGCGACCCGGAAGACCTGGCGCTGTGGCGCAAGCAGGACGGCTCTGCGCTCGGCGCGGAGTGGTCGCTGGTCGATGGCGAGTTGACCTACTCCGGCGCCGATGGCGCGGCCTACTGCTACGGCATCCGTCTCAGCCTGCCGATCATGCCGTTCCCGCGCTACAGCGTTGAAGTGACGGCGAAGATCAGGACCACGCGCGGCATGCTGGCCCGCTTCGGCGTGGGCTGGGGCAGCGAGATGGTGCCCATCTACATCGACGCCGACGCGGGCGTGTCCGACCTGACGGAGACCGGCACGGATTACCCGGAGCAAACGCTGGTCACGCACGTCTTCGAGATTCCGGTGACGCAAGCGGCCCAGCACGGCTCGCGCAAGTACGCGGTTATCACGTTCATGCCTGCCGTCGAGTTCATATCTGAGTCGTTCTCGACATCCCTGGGCAAGGTGGACGATGTGACCATGACCGTGACCAGGCTGGTGCCGGCGGCCACCGACCTCACGCCCGACCATCTGGACTTCGATGCCGGCTTCACCGGCTGGGTGCTGTACCCAGACACCACCGGCAATCCCTACGCGCCGACCATGAGCGTGTCCAGCGGCGAAGTATCGATGGCAGGCAACAGTTCCTACTGCGATGAAATCTGCCTGATCGGCATTGACCCGATCACGGCCGACTTCGAGGTCGGCAAGTATTTCGGCATGGGCGGCGAGGTGTTGTGCACAGACCCGACGCTGTTCGGCTCCGACACTGGCGGGTGGGTCAACGCGGGTGGTGTGACGTTCGGATACGCGGCCAAGCGCCTGGACGGCACCTACGCGCGCCTCTACGGCGGCATGGCCGAGCGCGGCGACTGGACTGACCGCGAGATCTGGATGCGCTGTATGAGCGACGCCACGAATCTCCCGGTTGGCTGGGAGATCTACCCGATGGTGCTGATGGCGGTCTCGCCAGGCTACGTCACCAAGGTTCGCAACCTCTGGTGCAAGGTCACGGATGAGGTGATCGACTGATGCTCACCCTGACCTGGGACAACCACAGCCGCCTCGCGCAAGCCGACCAGAACCACGCCTACGACGACGGCGACACCGGACTGGAGACCGGGCAGCAGACCGTGGTCGAGTGGCGCTTCGGTGCAACGGCGGAAGGCCCGTGGGGCGATCCCACCTTCAGCGTCGTCACCTTGCCCAACGTGGCCACATACGAGCCGCCCGCCGATGGCTGGGTGCAGATCACCGTCTATTCCATCCGCGATGGCGTCACCAGCATGTGGCCGCACGTGGCCGTGGTGTTCGCGGTGGCCGGCGAACTGTATCTGCCCGGCTCCAGCATCGTCACCGAAGCCGGCGACGGGCTGCTCACCGAAGACGGCAATTCACTAATCACGGAGTAAGGCAATGGCCGACGTCAAAATTTCCGAGCTGGGATCGGCCGCCGCGTTCGACGGCACCGAAGAGTTCCCGATGGTGCAGGGTGGCGTGACGCTGAAGGGCGTCTGGACGCAGCTACGCACGTGGCTGTTCGGGCAGACCCATGCGATGACCGCGGCGATCAATGAAGCGAAGGCCACGGACATTGCCAGCGCCGCGACGCCAGACATCGGTGCCGCAGCCGGCAACCTGGTGCACATCACCGGCACCACCACGATCACCGGTTTCGTGACCGCGCAGGCCGGTACCCGGCGCAAGGTGGTGTTCGATGGCGCGCTCACCCTGACCCACAACGCCACCAGCCTGATCCTGCCCACTGGCGCGAACATCACCACGGCCGCCGGCGATACCGCGGAGTTCATCTCCGAAGGCGCCGGCAACTGGCGCTGCACGGGTTACCAGAAGGCCAGCGGCCAACCGCTCGCAGCAGCGGCCGGCAGCGTGAGCAGCGTCAATGGCGCGAGTGGCGCCGCAATCATCCGCCAGGCGCTGGCCATCGCTTGCTCCGATGAATCGACTGCGCTCACCGCCGGGACCAACAAGGTCAAATTCATCAACCCATACTCGACCGCGTTCAACGTGGTGGCGGTGGTCGCATCGCTGTCGACCGCGCAGACCGGCGGCAGCATCTTCACCGTCGACATCAACGAAGCCGGCACGTCGATCCTGTCCACGAAGCTGACCATCGACAACGGCGAGACCAACAGCAGCACTGCGGCCACCGCTGCCGTGATCAGCGACGCCAGCATCGCGGCCTTCGCCGAGATTGGCATCGACATCGACCAGATCGGCGATGGCACCGCCAAGGGCCTGAAGGTCTACCTGATCGGGTACCCGACGCCGTGAGCAACATCATCGTCCCCCGCCGCAGCCTGATCCTGCCGAGCCGATTCCGGCAGAAGCAGGGCGGGTTCATCATGAATCCGTTCGTCCATACCGCAGGGCCATCTTCATTTGCCAGCACGGTTGCGGCGGACAATCCAACCGCATGGTGGCGGCTAGCCGAAACTTCTGGCACCACTGCTGTGAACATCGGCAGCACCGGGATCAATGGCACTTATACGGGCGGTTACACGCTCGCTCAAACCTCAATCATTGGCGACGCAGGCGATGCGGCTGTCACGCTCAACGGAACGTCCGGCTACATCCCAGCCGGCACGTCCGCCCAACTGATCTACAGCGCTTTCACGTGGATGGCTGTTCTTCGGACGCCCGCAACACTGGGGCAACGGGCGATCTTTTCGCATGGCGAAGGCGGTCTCTGCGTTCGAACGGAAGCAACCGGCAAGTTGCACGTCATCAAGTCGCATATCGCTTCTCGAGGAGAATCGACAGCAGCACTCTCTGCAAACACGGATTACATCATTCATGTGACCCGGGCCGCTTCCGGCGGGACCACGAAGATCTACATTAACGGCGCTTACGACAGCACGGTCACTCCGGAGACAACTTACAACGGCGCGCATCCTTTTATGATTGGCGTAGATCGGAGCACGTCCGGTACGTTCACCACCTGGTGGAGCGGAAAGATCGACGAAGTGGCCATCTTCGATTCCGAACTCAGCGCGGCACGGGCGCTCGCGCATGCGGAGGCTGCGGGGCTGGCATAACATCCCGCAATGCTCCCCGAAGGCTTCCGCTGGGCTCCCCGCTGGCAATACGAAGCCGGCGCCAATACCGTGTTC